TTTGTAAACGACCCCTCTGTATTGGTAGCTACATACGTACTAGATAACAACTTGTATATTGACGAGCTGTTTTATGAGTATGCTATGACAAATAGAGACATACATAATAAACTACAAAGCCTAGATTTAAAAAGGCAAGACGAGATATTTGCAGACAGCAGCGAGCCTAAAAGTATCGACGAGCTACATAGGTACGGCTGGAACTGTAAACCAGCAACTAAAGGCAAAGACAGTATCTTAATGGGCATAGACTTAATGAANNGNTATAACATATACATAACTAGCAGNAGNACAAATACNCTACAGGAATTTCGTAACTACAAATGGNTAGAAGANAAAAACGGTAACCTACTAAATAAACCAGAAGACCGTAATAACCATAGTATTGACAGCTGCCGTTATAGTATTATTACCAGACTATCCAGACCAAANGTAGCACGCTACGCAATACGTTAAAAAAGAAATACCAAAAAACATTTGTATATTAAAGTAATACTTTGTATATTGCAGTAAGTTAATGAAACATAAAGTAAGGTATGAAAGGACGACCCTCTAAAAAGAAACATTAATATTATTAACTTTTAAAATATACGATATGAATGAATTATTTTTAAGCGCACAGCAAAAGTACATTAAAGGATATTCGCAAACAAGACTTGTAGACTACGTTTACAGAAATGCCGAAACCGACGAACAGGCTACTAATATTATAAGAAAAATTTTAACTAATTAAAATAAACGATATGAATACTAAAACAAAAGAATTACTACAAACGATTATAGACTTACCAGAGTTTGAGCGTAAGCAGATTATATCTGTATTAATAGCCTCAATGCTAAACAGCGAAAGCTACGACGACGCAAAAGAGACATACGACNACATAATNAAAAAACTTAGCTAATATGACAAATCAAGAAATTTTTTATAAAGCCGTAGACGCTTTAGACATTACAGGAATACAAAAAATAGACATTAAACTACTAGGCATAGAGTATGCTCATAAAGAGTATTTAAAAGGTATGCAAATAGCAAATAAAAGCGCACTAGAGATTTTCGGTAGTAACTAAATAAAAAAAACTATGCCAGATATAACAATGTGTAAAGGCGACGGCTGTAAGTCAAAACANACTTGCTACCGCTACAAAGCAAAACCTAGCGACTATATGCAGTCATATTTTTTAGTTACGCCTATTAAGGATAACGGCTGCGAGCATTATATAAGTAATAAATAATAAAACAACTAATACCGTCTGTAATTAAGTTTACAGGCGTTTTTTTTTATANACACAATTATAGTATATTAACGTTATATAATAAACCTTAACAAAATGAAAGTAGATTTACAAGTGCCTACGTCTTTAAACGACATACCCCTCTACCAGTACCAGAAATTCATTAAGACGTTTGAGAGTGCAGACGACATAACCGAAGAGTACGCAGGAATTAAAATGCTAGANATTTTTTGCGGTTTAAAAATAGACGAGGCGTTAGACGTTAAAATATCTGACGTAAACAAAATAACAGACAAAATAAATAAGGCTCTGTCTGAGAAGCCTCTACTAGTAACTAGGTTTAAGATAGGTAATACAGAGTTTGGTTTTGTACCGCAATTAGACGATTTAACGTTCGGCGAGTTTGTAGACATAGAAAATAATATAGGCGACTGGGAAAGTATGCACAAAGCTATGGCTGTTTTATATAGACCCATTACGGAACGCATAAAAGGTAAGTACCAAATAGAAAAATACAGAGGCGACAGCTGGCACGACGCTATGNTAAATATGCCGTCAAGCGTGGCTATAAGCGCTATTAATTTTTTTTTTCATTTAGAAAACGACTTACTGAAAGCTACGCTAGCTTATTCGGAAGCGCAGACACAGGAACTACTACAGGACGAGCCGACAATTTCAATAAACAATGGGGGTGGTATCACAGCTTTATGAGATTAGCAAACGATAAATTTTTAGACTTAGAGGTNGTNTCTGAAAAAAACGTACATAACTGTTTAACATATTTAACGTACTCAAANCAAAANGACGAAGTACAAGAAAACCATATAAAAAGCAAATTTAATAAGTAATGNANAATAACGGCGCAAGGGCATTTTTTTTAATGCTAGAGACAATTAAGAATACACTACTACAGGATAAAAACGTATCGTCAGTAACATACGGCGACCTTACAGACGTAGATTTAAGTAAGCAGACTATCTTTCCTTTGTCGCATATAATTGTAAATAACGCTACAAACGACAGTCAGACTATGACTTTTAACATAACGGTTTTATGTATGGACGTAGTAGACATACAAAAGTCTGAGCCAGTAGACATATTTCAAAGAAATAACAACGAGCATTTTATTTTAAACTCGCAGCTAGCGGTAACAAATAGACTATACCAACTTTTACATAACGGACAGTTAAGACTAGACGGCTACCAAGTGGACGGCGAGGCTCAATGCGAGCCGTTTGTAGACCGCTTTAGTAATAACCTAGCTGGCTGGGCAGTTACATTTGACTTAATGGTTAAAAACGATTTGTATATATGCTAAAGAATGTTATAAAAGAAATGAATACTTTAGGCATAAACGTAGTGTCTAGNGCAAAGTCTAACCTATCTAAAAACAATAGCTCTGGTGACTTAGCTAATAGCTTAGATTANAAAATAGACCAGTCAGACCCAGACGACGTAAAGTTAAANTTTTANGCTTTAGACTATGGTAAGTTTGTAGACAAAGGGGTACAGGGAGCAGACCCACAAGCTATGCCGCAAGGGTCAATGTCTAGGTATAATAAAGCGCCTATGTCGCCGTACCAATTTGGTACAGGCAGTTATAGCGGTGGCGGTAGTTTAAGGGGTGCTATAGACAAATGGGTAGTACAAAAGGGCATACCAAATGTACGAGACGCTAAAGGTAAATTTATAAAACGNAAGTCTATGGTTTATTTAATTAGCCGTAGTATCTGGTACACAGGAATTAAAGCTACTTACTTTTTTACTAAAGCCGAAGACGAAGAGGCTAGGGGTATACAGTTAAAATTTGCTACAGCATACTCTAGGGACTTAGACGACCAGTTTAAAAATAATAGAAAAAAAAGAAGACGTAAATAAAAAGTAATGGCAGATAAAAGATTTTTAAGAAGTACTATAAATTTATACAAAGGTTTAAGCTCGCCTATTACGGACGGCTACGCTACGCTATCTATATACATAAACGGTAGCTCTACGCCTTTATATACAGCTACAAAACAAGGTATCTTAAACACGGTAACAGGCAATATAGAGATACAAGAAGTTAATTTCGAGGTGGGCGAATTGTTTAGCGATTATTTAGACGTAGAGTTTAACGGAACGTATACAAGCCAGTCTTTAGAATGTGACGCTAGTATAATTTTTTATTTAGCAAATGGGTCAGTATTTAGTACGCAGAATTTTAGTTTTTATGGCGTAGACGGTTTTACTTATTTTCAACAGGGCGCAAATGTAATAGAGACAGGCACAGCACCAGCTATAACTACTAGGACTTTATATGTGCCAAATAATACAGCTGGCTACGTACCTACGTTTTCGGCTACAGGTTTTGCGTATAATTCTTTTAGCGCTACAGCTACGACTAAAACAGTAAACGGCGTAGTATGGCAAATAAAAAGGTTATGTAACCCAAAATACGAGCCTTTTAAAGTTACGTTTGTAAATAAATACGGCGCACTACAAGACGTTTATTTTGATTTAGTAAGACGAGATACTACAGAGGCAAGCTATGAAAAATTTAAAAGAAATATAGTAAACAGTAACGGTACATATAGTATTAACCAACACCAGACTAAAACGTTTAACCAGACAGGCAAAGACAGTTTTACTATGAATACAGATTTTGTAGACGAAAGTTTTAACGAAACACTAGAAGAGCTTTTGCTAAGTAAAAAAATATGGATTACTGAAAACGGTCAAGTGCTACCTATTATATGTAAAACAAAGTCGTTAGAAAAAAAGACCAGTTTAATAAACCAGCTAGTACAGTATGAGTTTGGTTTTGAGTATGCGTTTGACAAAATAAATAAAGTTAGATAATGTTAGAAATACAGCTGTATATAAATAATCAAAGGTTAGATATGTTTAAAGACGAGAGTATCTCTCTAACTGACAGCATACAAAATGTTCGAGATATTGATAAAATTTTCACGTCTTTTAGTAGGACTTTTAATTTGCCAGCTAGTAAAACAAATAGTAAGATATTTAAGCATTATTATAACTTTCATATTGACGAGGGTTTTGCATTTGACGCTAGGGTAAAAACACCAGCTAATATAGAGTTAAACAGCTTACCGTTTCGCAAAGGCTACATACAACTAACAGGCGTAGAGCTTAAAGACAACGTGCCATATTCTTATAAAATTACGTTTTTCGGCGAAATGGTTAAACTTAAAGATGCTATTGGCGAGCGTAAGCTATCAGACTTAGATTTATCACAATACGACAGGGTATATAGTGCGTCAGATATTCAAACTAAAATACAAGAAAGTCCAGTTACAACAGACGTAATAGTACCCTTAATTACGCATACACAAAGACTGTATTACAGCTCGTCAGACACCGACCATAATACAGGAAATTTATCGCCTAGTAGTAATAAGCACGGCGTATATTGGAACCAGTTAAAATATGCTTTACGAGTAAACAAAATAATAGAAGCAATAGAAGACACCTATCCAGAGTTACAATTTACAAGCGATTTTTTTAAAAACGCAAGCATACCAGAATTTAGTAATTTATTTTTATGGCTGTCTCGAAAGTCTGGCGCAGTAGAGAATTTGTCGGCTAACGAAACTGAAATAACTACTACTATACCGTGGGGTAATAGTGGCACTTGTGTTTATTTTTGTACTGTAGGTAATAATATTAATACTTACTCAAATGTAGACGTAACTAGTTTTAAGGTTAATTTTACCACTTCAAATAATACAACGCCCTATAAAATAGAACTTTATCATTACGCCACCCCAGTTTATACAGAGCAAAATGTAATAGGTAGTTATACTTTTAACGTTAAAGGCTCTGGTAATAATTACTATCAAGGCGCTGGCGCTTACCAAATACGAATTACAACTAGCACGCCTATAACATTTTCAGATATTCAAGTAGTTTTAATAGGTTTTAGAACTAGCATAGGCGGCATAGTGCAATTTAATAGAAATACTGGCAGCTTTACTACGGCAAATAATTTTCAATTTAATTTCGATAAGCAAATGCCAGATATGACTATAATAGATTTTTTATCTGGTTTGTTTCGTACATTTAATTTAACAGCTTACGTCCAAGAAGACGGTAAAATAAAAGTGCAACCTTTAAACCAGTACTACGATGAAGACGCAGAGACTTACGACATAACCGAATACGTAGGTATAGACAAGCACAGCGTAAATAGCGCCTTACCGTATAGAGAGATTAAGTTTTTATTTAAAGACACTAAAACATTTTTTGCTAACAAGTTTGGCGAAATATTCAATAAAGCGTGGGGTTTAATACAGTATAACGACTCAAAAAACAATTTGTCTGGCTCTCTTTATAAGGTCGAAAGTCCGTTCGGACATTTTATGTATGAGCGTTTAGTAGACGGTACAAAAAAAAATATACAATGGGGGTGGAGTGTAGACAAAAGCCAAAACGCTGCGCTACCGTCGCCACTATTGTTTTACGCATTTAACCCAGCCAGCGGCACGCAAATACAATTTGTAAACGACATAAACCAAGACGGAACGGCGCACGCTACGACTACATTATACTCTAGGTCTATGCCGTCTAACACTATTGACGAAAACCCAGCAGTAAACCCCTTTCAATTAAATTTTAACCTAGAGCAAAACGAATGGACTGGAGACGAAAGTTTTACAGAAACTCTTTACAGTAAATATTATGAAAGCTATATAGCTAGTGTTTTTAACCCTAAACAAAGACTAACAATAGTAGAGGTTAAACTTCCTTTAGCTTTACTACTTAAAATACAAATGAAAGACAGGATTATAATAGCTGGTAACCACTATGTAATAAATAAACTTAATACTAATTTACAAACTGGCAAAAGCGAGTTAGAGCTAATAAACAAATTTAATTAGAATATGCTAAAATTAATTTTAAATATGCTAGACCAAGCTAACGGCGAAACTGAAAACATACGCATAGCGCAAGGCAAAAATAAACTACCTATAACCCTAAAAGACGGAGTAAAAACACTTAAAACACAAAGCAAATGGCTATTGAAAAAATAGGGGTAGAATTTCAAGTAAACGGCAAGCAAGCCGTAAAAGCTATAAAAGACACTACAAAGGCGTTAGACCAATTTAACGACGAACTTAGTAAAAACCGAGAGGGTATGCAGTTACTAGACCAGCTTACTGGCGGTGCTGTATCACAATTTCAAGACTACAAAGCTAGTGTTAAGGGCGGTATAGGTGCTATAAAAAGTTTAACTGGTAGCTTTAAAGGTTTAAAGGCGGCTATAGTATCTACTGGTATAGGTGCTATAGTAGTGGCTTTAGGTTTAATAGTAGCGTACTGGGACGATATAAAAGAGCTAGTATCTGGCGTTAGTAAAGAGCAAGAAGACTTACTAGCAAGCCAGCAAAAAAGCGTAGAAGCGTCACAAATGGCTGCTGACGCTATAAGCGGTACAGCTAACACTTTAAAACTACAGGGAAAAAGTGAGCGTGACATATTAAATATGAAAAAAGCCCAAACTGACGAAACTATAAAGGCTTTAGAGGCGCAGCTAATTACTCAAAAAGAAATTAAAACGCAGCAAGTCGAAACGGCACAGCGTAATAAAAATATACTACAGGGTATTATAGCTTTTATAACCTTACCTATAACTCTATTACTAGGCGCTGTAGACGCTATAAGTCAAACGTTAGCACAGCTAGGTATACTAGACGAGGGTACGGCTTTAGCTGAGGGTTTTACAGGCGGCATAGCGGATATGGTTTTTAGTCCAGACGACATAGCTAAAAAAGGAGACGAGGCTATAGCTGAAACTCAAAAGCAATTAACCAAACTAAAAAATACTAGAGACGGTTATATACTACAACAAAACGAGCAAGACAAAGCATTAGCAGACAAGGAAAAAGAAGCTAAACAAAAAGAAATAGACGACGAAGCGGCAAGGGTAAAAACACAGCAAGACAAAGACTACCAAGAAAAACTAGCCTATTTACAGAAAATTGAAGACGCAGAAAATAAATATTTTGACAGTAAGCTATCTAAAGAGCAGCAAGAAGTGAACGCAGTAAGAGATAAATATTTTAATTTAATTGAAGCGGCAAAAACATACGGCGAAGACACTAAGGTTTTAGAAGAGGCACGAGCAGCAGAAATAAAAACAATTACAGACAAAGCGGCAGCCGAAGACAAAGCTAGAGACGAAGCTATTAAAAAACAAAAACTAGCGTCAGTAGGCAGTACTTTTGGAGACATAGCAAATATACTAGGCAAAAATAGTGCGGCTGGTAAGGCGGCAGCTATAGCACAGGCTACAATTAACACCTATCAAGGGGTAAGCGAAGTTTGGGGTAATAAGTCTGTNTTGCCAGAGCCTTTCGCTACTATACAAAAAGTAGTATCTACAGCAACCGTTTTAGCCTCTGGTTTGAAAACTGTAAAACAAATTAAAAGCGTACCAAAGCCGCAAGGGGTAAAAGGCGGTAGTAGTAGCGGTGGGGGTGCGCCTAGCGGTGGGGGTACAGCTGCGCCAGCGTTTAATATTGTAGGCGGTAGTAGTCAAAACCAATTAGCAGACACTATAGCCGAAGCGTCAAACAAGCCGTCAAGGTCTTACGTAGTATCGTCTGACGTAACTACGTCACAGGAACTAGAGCGTAAAACAGTTACAGACGCAAGCATATAAAAAACCAAATAAATAATAAATACGTTATATAAATATGAAAATTATAGAGTTAATAATAGACGAAACAGACGAGTATAGCGGCGTAGACGCAATAAGTTTAGTAGAATATCCAGCCATAGAGGAAAACTGGGTAGCGCTCAATGAAAATAAAAGAGAGTATAAATTTAAGGCTTTAGACGAAGACAAAAAAATACTTATAGGCGCTCTACTAGTACCTAACAAAATGATTTACCGTAAAGACGGCAAAGAAGAGTATTATATACACTTTACAAAAGACACCGTTAAAAAGGCTAGCGAACTTTATTTAATGCGAGGCAACGCAAATAATGCGACATACGAACATATTAAAGAAGTGCAAGGCGTTAGCTTAGTAGAAAGCTGGATAGTNGAAGACAAAGACAANGACAAAAGTAATTTATACGATTTAGACTTACCAGTAGGTACGTGGGTAGGTGCGGTAAAAGTTAATAACCCTAAACTCTGGGATATGGCAAAAGTAGACGGCACTATAAAAGGCTTTAGTATAGAGGGGTTTTTTGCTGAGCGTGCGTCNCAAAGACCAAACGAGCCNATAGCCGAAGAGCTAGAAGCNGCTAAAAANNTACTAGAAATTAAACAGGCGTTAATTGAAATGTCTAAAAACTAAATATGAATAGGAGACGTAAAAACAAAAAAGGCGGTTACTCTGTAGAAAGGGGTAATAACGCTTCACCTACTGGCGGTAGTAGAGGCTGTCTGTGTAAGGACTTAAAAACATATAGTATTGACTGTTGCGACGGCTCGCTATGGGCGCAAGGCATAGGCAATATTACTAGGGTAGCAAATTAAAAATGCAAAAAAAAACAAACTAACGTTATATTATTATGAGTACAGAAAAAAGAGTATTTAACAAGCTGTTTAAAGCTAAAACGAATTTAGCTAAAGTAAATTTGTCTTTGATAGACGATTTAGACACAGAAGCGATAGATGTTTTAAAAAATGCAGATGAGCTAAAAGCTATTATTGACGAAGTAGAAGATTTAAGACGAGAATTTAACTCTAGGTTTAATGACGTACACGACAGATACGAGAGTTTAAGGGAGAGATACGGCGAATTATTATACAAAGCAAGCGATTTAGGCGCAGACGATTTAGCAGATAAGGCTTTTAAAGGTCAAAACGATTTAACAAATAATTATAGCTCAGACTGGGACGGAGACACTTTAAATTTCTTTAGAAGATAATATTTTACAATTATAAAAATTATGAACACAAAAGATAGAGTATTTAGCCGAATGTTTGACAAAGGACGACACGGCGTAGAATTAAAAAGAGCNGANGCTAAACTAAACGCTAAGAAAAAAATAGCGCTAGGACTAGTAAACGAGCTAGACTATGAGTTTGAAAGTGTGCAAGACGAAGTAGGGCGTTTGTCTTATTCAGTAGACGAGTGGTTTGACGAAAAATTTGACGTATGGTTTGATTTAGGTAGAGAAATTTACTCAGTTTATTTTCAAAACAGCGAGGCGTTTTTAACGTCAGACGATTTAGCCGACGACAGAGACAAGCTAATAGAAATTAAAACTAAAGCTGAAGAGCTAGGACTAGACGTAGTAGACGTATACCCAGACTACGACGAGCATTTACAAGAAATTGACTACTTAAAAGACTTAGAGCAACGATTTGTAATGCAACAGCAACAATTTAGAGACGAAAGTAAAAGCGTATAAACTATGAATACAAATAAAACAGTACTGTCTATTTTAGACAAATTAAAACCAGCTAAAAAGGCTGTAGAGTTAAACGTAGTAAGTAATTTAATTACAGAGTTTGAGCCTTTGCAAGAAAGTTATAACGACGCTGCATATTTAGCTTACGACTGGGGGGACGAAATAATAGACGCTTTTAGCGACTTTAGAAATAAATACAACTTAGACGACTTTATAGTAAACGGTCAAGCTAGAAATTTAAAAGACACAGCAGACGCTATGAGAGGTTACCTCGAAGAGTTAGAGAGTAAAGCCGAAGACTTAGGNATAGACCCTGTAGACATATTTAACGACTACGAAGACGCTAGATATTTTGTAGATAACGCTAATAGTATGTATGACGACTTTATAGCTAAATATAGAGAAATAATATCTTTTGTAGGTATACCAGACTTTAGTTAATAATAAACAGTAAATAAATAAATAATAAATATGAAAGCAACAGAAATGTTATCGCAAATTAAAACTTTGCTAGGTGCTAAAATTGGTTTAGCGCAAATGACGTTAGAAGACGGCGAGACAGTTATAGAGGCAGATGTCCTAGAGGCTGGGCAAGCTATTTTTATCGTATCTGACGACGAGCGTATCTCTTTGCCTGTAGGCGAGTATACGACTAGTGAGGGTCAAATTATCGTAGTAACCGAAGAGGGAACTATCGCAGAAATTAAAGACGCTTTAGAAGAAGAAAAAAGCGAAGAAGAAGAAGAGCAAAAAGAAGAGCTAGAAGAGGTAGTCGTAGAAGACGTACCAGAGGCAGCAGCCGAAGAGGTAGCAGCTATTGTAGAGGCAGTAGTAGAGGTTATTGCGCCAGTACTAGAAGAGGTTAAAGCCGAAGTAGAAAAATTAAAGAAAAAATANTCTACTATGGAAGACGAAGAGGCAAAAGAAAAAGAAAAAATGTCTAGTCAAAAACCAGCTCGCAAGCCTATGAAGCATAACCCAGAGGCTAAAGAAGCTACAAATACAAACCTATACAGTCAAGGTGGTAGTTTTAACACTACTAAAGACAGAGTATTTAATAAAATGTTCAAATAATAAAAATATATTTAAATTAAACTAAAATGAAAAAAACAAATTTAAGAACTATTACTGGCGGTGGGTCAGTAGACAGCATTACAACTAGCTACGAGGGACAGTATCTAGGTCAAATTATCTCGGCAGCTTTGCTTTCTGGAGACACTATCGACAAAGGTGGTATTACAGTTAAACCAAACGTAAAGTACAAAGAAGTAGTAAAGAAATTAGACACTACAGGAATTGTTACAGATGCAACTTGCGACTTTACAGTAACAGCAGACCAGATTACACTATCTGAAAGAATTTTACAAGTAGACCCTTTTCAAGTTAATTTACAGATTTGTAAAAAAGACTTTTTAAGTGACTATTTAGCTTTAGAAATGGGTAACAGTGCATACACTAACCTACCTACTAGCTTTGCAGATTATATTATGGCTCACGTAGTAGCTAAAGTAGCTGAAAAAACAGAGCAAAATATCTGGGGTGGACTAGTAGCAAACGCTGGAGAATTTAACGGTATTACAGTACAAGCTTTAGCAGACGCAGACGTTAACGACGTTGCTGGAGTTACAGCTACAGCTTTTACAGCTGACAATATTATCGACGAACTAGGTAAAGTAGTAGACGCTATACCAGCAGCAGTATACGGTAAAGAAGACTTACACTTATATTTNCCTACTGGCGCATTTCAAAAATACGTTAGAGCTTTAGGCGGTTTCGGTGCTATTACTGGCGCTGGCGGTGGAGCTAACGGCGTAGATAACAAAGGGTCTTTATGGTATGACAACGGAGCGTTAAACTTCGAGGGNATCAAAGTATTTAAAGCACCGGGAATGCCAGCAAATCATATTGTAGCAGCCGAAAAGAGTAATATTTTCTTTGGCACGGCTTTACTGAACGATATGGGAGAGACTTCTGCTAAACTTTTAGATATGGCAGATTTAGACGGCTCAGATAACGTAAGAATTGTACTCAGATTTCAAGCTGGCGTAACTTACGGAGTTTCACAAGAC